GCGAGCTGAACGCCGCCAACCTGATCCCGGACGGCTGGACGCAGAAGGCGTTTGTGGCCGAGATTGGTCACCGCCTGGTGTTCGCCGCCCCCGTGACAACGGACGTTTCCGCGGGGTCTTTGCCGCGCGAGGTGGCCGCTGAGTGGCAGCAGGCCAGCGAGGCCAACCCCAACTGGACCTGGATCGCCGGACGCTACGTGGAGGCCGACCGGCCCAACCGCAACGCCGCCTACTGGTCCACCGAGGACCTGGAGCTGGGGGAGCCCACCGTCCAGCACGGCCCGATCAACTGGCTGCACGAGGAGCGCCACATCATCGGCTCCATCGCCGCCTCCAAGATGGTGCGCCCTGAACGGCAGGCCGCGGACGCCAACGCCATCGGCAACCACATCGTGGTCCTCGGTGCGCTGTGGCCGCACGTCTACCCCCAGGAGGTCGGCGCCATCCAGAAGGCGTCCGAGGCCGGCAAGCTCTGGGTGTCCATGGAGTGCGTCTCCAAGGAGGTCGCCTGCCTGTCCTGCGACAACACCCTGTCCTACCGGGACTACATGGAGAAGGCGTCACGCTGCGAGCACATGAACGACGGTATGCCGCGCCGGTTCAAGGACCCGGTGTTCGGTGGCGCCGGCATCATCGTGCCCCCGGTCCGGCCGGGCTGGGCCAACGCTGACGTTCGCGTCCTGATGCCTCAGGCCGCCGAGCTGGCCGAGCGCCAGGCCGCCTCCTTCACCGGAATGAGCACCACCGAGGCCGAGCTGCTGGTGGCTGAAATCCTGGTTCAGGCCGATGCTGACGCCGGCTGACCTGTACGTGTATGCCGCCCGAGCCCAGCGGGTGGTCGACGGCGACACGGTCATGCTCGACGTCGACCTGGGCGGCAAGGTGCACGCCTACTGGGACTGCCGGATGCGCGGCTACGACGCCCCCGGCCATCGCACCGTCCCAGGCACCAAGGCCACCAAGGCGCTGAGCGACCTGCTGATGGCCGCCGATCTGCTGGTGCGCACCCACAAGGACGAGAACGACAAGTACGGCCGGTACCTGGTGGAGATCACGCTCCCGGACGGCCGGGACGTCGCAACCACCATGGTGGACAACGGGTTTGGGCTCATCTGGGACGGCCACGGCGGTCATCCCGACCAGCCTGGTCACGAGTAGCCGAAAACGCTCGTTAGTTCCTGTCACCACCTGCCGATTGACCTCCCGAGCCGGCGCCGAGCCGGCGACACAACCGAGGAGGGCAGATGGCAGACCGCACCTTCACCGAGGGGGAGCACTACGCCCTGGTGGACGACGCGATCAAGCGTGAGACCGCTGCTGCCGCGACCCGTGTCTCCGAGCTCGAAACCAAGGTGACCGAGCTTCAGAACGCCAACGACGTCCTCGTGACGGAGAAGGCCGCGGAGATGCAGCGCGCAAACCAGGCGGCCCAGGCGCTGGATCAGTTCAAGCAGCAGATCGAGACCGAGAAGGCCCAGGAGGCGCAGCGCGCCGAGCGGACCGCGAAGGTGACCGAGGTCGCCCCCGCCCTCGAACTCACTCAGGAGCGTTCGGACCGCATCGTCGCCATGAGCGACGAGGTGTTCGAGTCCTACCTGGCCGACCTGCGCGAGGTGGCGGCCAAGTCCGCTGCCAAGCCCGCAGACGAGGCCAAGAAGGACGAGAAGAAGGCCGAGAAGGCCGCCGAAGGCTCCATCCCGCGCGAGTCGGCGGCCTTCGCCGGCAGCGACACCGACAACAAGGTCGCAGGGACCGTGCTGGGCGTCATCGGCGCCTCTCGCGCCCTGCGCAGCGCCTGAGAGGAGGGCACGCAATGGCATCCGATTACGGACTCAACTTCGGTTTCCGCCGCTCCGACGAGAGCGTGCGCGTTTCCGAGGGCCGGCTCAAGACTCCGGTCACCGGAACCTTCCGGCTGGGCTCGCTCGTCACGTTCGACTCCGCCAACCCGGGCCGCCTCGCAGCGGCTGCGGCAGGTGCGGTGGGCGACGGTGCGACCGTGGGCCTCCTGGTGCAGGAGGAGGTGTGGGACCGCTCCATCTACGAGACCTCCCACCTCGACTCCTTCTCCCTGGGCCTGGCCCGCAACGACCGTCCTGCGGTCATCACCGCCGGCTCCGGCACCAAGGTCTGGTTCAAGAACACCGCCGGCTCCACGCGCGCGGACGGTCGCACCACGACCGCCGTGACCATGGTCGACCTCACCGGCGTGAACGTCCTGGACTACCTGACCTGGGACGGCGCCAAGTTCATCAAGGGCACCGGCGTCGCGGACTCCATGCTCCGCGTCACCTCTGTCGACGCCACCAACGGCTACTGCGAAGCCGTCCTCACCCGCTGAAAGGAGTGACCCAAATGAGCACTGCAGTCAAGACTCTCGCTTCCACCAGGGCAGCCGCAGACCCGTGGGGCCGCTCCCCAGAGTCGGTGGAGGCCTACCAGAAGGCCCGCGAGGAGCTGAACACGGCCGCGCGCGACCGCTGGGACGACCCGGAGTTCCACCGTCAGGTGGCCGCCGACCTGGAGTCCATCCTGGACTACCAGTTCACGTTCGAGAACCTGTTTGGCACCTACCTGGACGTCCAGAACGTCGGGGAGTTCGACAAGGTCACCCTGCGTGAGCGTCGCGGCCTCAAGGTGTTCCAGGCGGCCCGCGGTGGCTACATCGAGGAAAGCCAGCTCCGCAACGAGATGTGGGAGCTTCCTCGGGAGACCATCGGGTTCCACGTCTCCGAGCTGATCGACAAGCTCCGCATGAACTTCGCGGAGACCATCGAGGAGCTGGTGGGCCTGGGTGGGCAGCGCATGGAGGCGGAGGTCAACCGCCGCATCTTCGCGCTCCTGCAGACCGCGGTCCCGAACACCTCGGCGTTCTACAAGTCGGTCAACGGCCTGGCCAAGGCCGACCTGGACACCGCGATCCGTGAGGTCAAGGACGCCATCAAGCCGAACGGTCAGGGTCCCGCCCCGGTCACCGTCATCGGTCGGGCGTCCATGGTCGACCAGATCAGCGACTTCAACCTGGGCTTCGACCCCGAGGCCACCAGCGAGATTCGTGCCAAGGGCCGCCTGGGCGTGTACCGCGGCGCGAACATCGTGCAGGTGGTGAACTACACCGACGACAACGGCGCTTCGTTCATCCCGGCCAACGAGCTGTGGGTGTTCGGCGGCAACGTCGGCAAGTTCGCCCTCTACGGCGGCATGCAGGTCAAGTCCTGGGACGAGAACACCGTGGACTACCGGCACTACCGCGCCCGCAAGGACATCGGTGGCCTGGTCCACCACCCCGAGCAGGCTCGTCGTATCGTGGACTCGTCGGTCACCGCGTGACCTGACCCCTCCACAGCGAAGGCCCCCACCGTCATGGTGGGGGCCTTCGTGCGTCGTCGCCTTCATTAGTTCCCCTGGCGCTTCTCCCCCCACTTCAAGGTTCGCCAGGACCGGCGTTCTCGGCGAAAACGAGCGTACTTCGTTTCCTCCCGCCATGTGACGACTTCAGGGCGCATCCCACCTCGCCAAGGAGCAGACGTGCCTGAGACCCCCTCGCCGGACCCGGAGTCCGTGCCTGACGACTCGTTCGTGGAGGCCACCGCGCAAGACGTGGCCGGCCAGCCCGACATCCCCGCCGACCAGACCCCGTATGCCGACGAGGAGCAGTCGTGACCCTGCTGACGTTCGGCCGGATCGCGGCCGGTGAGATTGGGTTCCGCGAGGACCCGGCCCGCCCCAACATGACCCCGTACGGCGACTGGTACGGCATGGACGGCCAGCCGTACTGCGCCATGGGCATCTCGTGGGCCGCAGCCAAGTCCGGGGACGCGGAAGGGTTCGGCGGCAAGTTCGCCTACTGCCCGTACTGGGTGCACTACTTCCAGAACGCCGGCCGCTGGTCCCAGACCCCGGAGCGCGGCGCCCTGGTGTTCTTCAACTTCGGCTACGACCTGGCCGTGCACGTCGGGTGGGTGGAGCAGGTGCTGCCCGGCAACCTGATCCAGACCGTCGAGTGGAACACGTCCTCGGGCAACCTGGGCTCGCAGAACAACGGCGACGGGGTGTTCCGGCGCATCCGCTCCACCCTGTGGGGCGTGGAGGGGTACGGCCACCCCCGGTACAACCCCGAGCCGGTGTCTCGCGCCATCGTGCGCGCCCCCATCCCGGCGCCGGTCAAGCTCACCGTGGACGGGGCGTTCGGCCCCAACACGGTCCGTGCCCTGCAGAAGTGGCTGGCCGTCCCGGTGGACGGTGCGTTCGGCCCCCAGTCGAAGAAGGCCCTGCAGCGCCGCCTGCGGGTCACCGCGGACGGCGTCGTGGGCACCAACACCATCAAGGCGTTGCAGCGCCTGATCGGCACCCGGGTCGACGGGGCGTGGGGTCCGAACACGACCAGCGCCCTGCAGACCTACCTCAACAAGCACTGACAACGTTCGTTTCCCTCGCCAGGAGCAGCCATGCCCGACACGATCACCAACCCCAGCGCCCACGACGCCACCGACACTTCGGGGGAGACGGTTCGCCCCCGCGACCTGCCTGCCCGTGAGGGTGAGGAGGTGTGGGCCATCCAGGTCCCCGGCGCCGTCACGTTGCGCGTCACCACCTTCAACCGCTTCGGCCAGGCGGTGGAGGGCGCCATGACGGTCGGCCCCAACAGGTCCGGCCAGCAGTTCCGGATCAAGACCGAGGACCGGGAGGAGAACCAGGCGATCTGCATGAGCCCCGAGCACGACCCGTTCCTGAACGGGATGCTGGTGCGGGTCGACGCGGACCAGCAGCAGGACCCGCGCACCGCGTCCAAGGATGCGCTGACCACCGAGTCGCTGCTGGACATCTTCGACCTGGAAGGCAAGGCGTTCGAGGCGAAGGTCCGGTCCCTGGGTGAGCTGCCGCTGCGCCGGCTGGCGGATGTGGGGGAGTCGATGGACGCCTCCCACCGCCAGATCAACTTCGTGCGCGAGCTGATTGCGGAGCGCTACACCAAGGGTGGGCCGCAGACGACGTTGGAGCACGGCGAGCGTCTGTCGTCCTAGAGAAGTACCGCCCGGGGTGTGGCGCGAGGGCCGCGGACCCCACGCGCCCCCCGGGCGGTGCGTAAACCCCAACGGGGGCCGGTGTGGTGGCGAGGCCCCCGGCCCCCGTTGGCTTTTGGTGAGCAACGCCCGACATAGGACTCATGAGCGCACTGGCTGACCTGGTTGAGGGGCTGAAGCGCGAGCTGGCTGTGCCTGGCACGTTCAACGCGTCCTTCCCCAACACCACCGACCCCGACCTGACCGGGTCGCTGGCGGATGGGTTCGCCTCTGCCCAACTCGACGGGTTCTTCGGCACCATGGTGTTGGACCCCACCACCAGCACGGTGACCCCAGACCTGTCCCCGGCCGGCGGGTCTCTGGTCATCGCCTACGCCACCGAGCGGGTGCTGCTGTCGCTGCTGCGGGACCTGAACGCCCGCCAGACGTACGAGGCTGGCCCGGTCAAGTACGAAATCGAGAAGTCCGCGAGCCTGCTGACCGAGCAGATGAAGTACCTGCGCGAGCGGCGCAAGGAACTGCTGGCCCAGGCCATGCGCGCCGCCCGCGCCGGACAGACCGTGTACATGACCGACGCCTACCTGACCCGGGCCGTGGCCGCGGTGAGCGGCATCTACTACTACTCCTACGAACTCGCCGGCCTGGGGTGATGTGCGGTGGCCTCCACCCCGCAGATACCGAACTTCGACGCCGCGGCGGTCCGTGAAGGGCTGCGTCTGGCCATGCAGGTTGGTCTGCCTCCGGACACGGACGACCAGCCGCTGTTCGTGATGCCAACGACCGTTTCCGGGGATGCCGTCAACGTGCTCGACGCGGCCGGCACCCCGTTCAACCCCAGCTACCGGCCCACCCGCAGTGTGCCCGCCACCGTGCGGGTGCCGTGCGCTATCGAGTACTTCGACGGTGCCGGCAAGATCGAGTCGTTCGGGCTGGTCGCACCCAGCCACGTCCTGCTCACCCTGCTCGACCAGGACTTCGCCCAGGTCAAGGGGTTCGTGTACGTGGTGATCGGCGGCAACAAGTACTGGTTTGAGCGGGAGTTCGCCCCGCTCGGGCTGGTCGACGTCGGGGTTCACCAGATCAAGTGCCGCAGCGACGACGAGGGCTGACATGGCGTTCATCCGCAACCAGGAGCGCATGGTGTACCAGTCCGTCATGGACCTGGTGCAAGGCCACCTGACCACACTGGGCTGGCTCGGGCAGACCGACCCCAACCTGCTGCCGTTCGGCGCCACGGTGCCGTTGACGTGGCTGGAGGCGACCCCGGACCCGAAGCTGGACCCGTTGGCGCCCAACACGGTCGCGTTCACCGAGGGCGACACCCCCGACGACGAGGAGGGGGAGCTGGGCGCCGTCCATGGCGGCCTGTGGCGGGTGGAGCACACGTTCTTCATCGACATCTACGGGGAGTCCCTGGGGGTCGCCAAGGCGCTGGCGTCCGACATCCGCGCCATCCTCAACGGCAAGCTGCCAGGCACCTCCCGGTACGCCAACCTGACCGACTTCTCCCTCACCCCACCCGCGCAGGCGCTGGGGCACATCCTGTCGTTCGAGGACGTGGAGGTGACCAGGCCGATGGCGCAGCCGGCGAAGATGCGCTGGGAGGTCGTGAAGGCAACGTGCGTTCACGAGTTCCACGCCGAGGAGGGCTGAGATGGCCGTCAAGGGCGGTACCGGCACCTACGGTGGCAAGGTCGGCTGGTCGGTCGGCCTGCAGTCCTGGCTGGACGACCCGTCCTCCAAGGTGGCCCGCTACTGGCGCTCCATCGAGTACGGCAGCAACAACTGGCCCAGCGGGCGCCTGTCCGGCCTGTGGGGCAATGTCGCCGGCCCCAACAGCCGCCCCGGCTCGTTCCGCAACGGGGAGCTGTCCGCGTTCTCCACCGGCGGCAACCAGAAGTTCGTGCCGTTCTTCAACAAGAGGGGCGACGACATGGGCAAGGCCGCGGTGTCGGCGCTCATATACTACTTCGGCATGACCCGCTCCGGCGGCGTCAAGAGCGCCACCAACCTGTCCGCCATCACCGAGACCAGGGGCTGGGACGACGCCGACCACAAGCGCAAGGCCAAGGACAAGAACGGTCGTTTCACCGGGAAGATGGAGTCCCGCGGCTCCGGCCCGGCGGAGCAGCGCCGCTCCCTGTTCATGCTGATCCAGTCGGCGTCGGCAGGCAAGAAGGTCCCGTTCGTCACCGGCGACTTCAGCACCGCCATCGAGGCCCGGCACTTCTACACCAAGGCGGTGCAATCGTTCGACCCGGTCGAGGCGGAGGTCAAGGAGCTGCGCGAGGTGATCGGCAAGCTGATCGGCGGCCGAGACCCATACTCGCGCAGCGGGTTCCAGTTCGCCCGTGAGGAAATCGCCTACCGGATGGACACCAAGCCCCGCACCGGCCCGCGCGGCGGCAAGAACCGGGTCACCAACCGCACCATCGCCGGCCGCCTGGGGGGCAACGCCGGCATCGTGTCCGTGTCGGCCAGCGCGACCGCCCAGGACTTCCTGCGTTCCGGTACCGGCTTCAGCCACTGGCAGGCCGAAATCGAGCAGGTCAACGCCCGCGTCGCCAAGAGGTTCCAGCAGGTGGTGGTCGACCTGATGCGCGCCCAGCCCACGGTGCGGCGCCCCACCGGAGACCTCATCGCGGCCACCGACGACCCACGCAACCGCTACCCGCGGTAGCGCTCCTCGGTTAGTTCAAGGGCGCGACGACACCACCTTCGAGCACCGATTACTCGAAGGAGAAGCTCATGGCCATCAAGGGCGGGCAGATCGTCCACGTTGGAAACAACGCCGTGCTCCTGGACCGCCTGCAGACGGCCGGACCGGGCACCGTCAACATCCGGCGCGAGACCATCTACGAGCTGGGCAACTACCAGTCCGTGGGTCAGGTCAGCGACATCCCGGACCTCAGCTTCACCCTGGAGTCGTTCGACGTCTCCTGCGCGATGGAGGCATTCCTCGCGGACAAGGACGTGAAGAGCACTCACCTGTACGACCTGGCCGCCTCCCGGGTGGTCAACCTCAAGAGCGCGTTCAAGCCGGGCCAGCAGGCCCCGGCCCCGTTCGACAGCGTCGGGTCGGCCGCGGTGCCGTGCCTGCGCCTGGAGTCGGTGTCGTACCGCTTCGGCATCGGCAACAACAACGCCCGTCAGACCGCCACCCTCAAGGGTGACAGCCTGTACTACAACCCGGGCTCCACCTACATCCAGAAGGTGGCCGGCTCCGGCGCCGCCGGTCAGGTCATCGTCACCGACCACCCGGCATACGCGATCACCGAGGCCGGCGTGCAGCGCCGCACCCTGGCGATCACCGCCGGTGAGCGCCGGCTCCTGCAGGGCGTGGACTACACCGAGACCTACGGCGCCATCACCAACGGCGCGGCGGTCGCCACCATCACCCTGGTGGACGCGGTCGCGGCCACGGACAACGTGTACGTCACGTACGCCAGCCCCGACGTGGAGACGTTCCCCCAGTCGGTGCACGCGCTGGTGTCCGGCATCTCCGGCACCATCACCGCCGCAGCCGCCGCGGGCGCCACCAGCCTGACCACGGACGTGGAGCTGGCCGCCGGCCAGGTCATCATCCTGGACGACGTGCCCGGCTCCGCGGTCACCGAGGTGGTCGTGGTTGGCACCGTCAGCGGGTCCGGGCCGTACACGGTCAACCTGGTCAACGCCACCGTCAACGCCCACGCCTCGGGCGCCGACGTCGCGGTGTACGTGCCCACCGTCAAGCCCGCCGCGATCCGCGGCCGGGACATCGACGTGTTCGTCGGCCCCGCCGGTGCCGCCGGTTCGGCGCCGGCTGACGTGATCGGCACCAAGCGCCACGGCGTCCAGTCGGCTCAGGTGGACTGGAAGGTCACCCTGCAGAACGACGAGGAGTTCGGCAACTACCACTACGTCAACATCGACTTCGACGTGCCTGAGGTGTCGGGCAGCGTCGAGTTCAAGCCGCAGACGTACGCGGACCTGCTGAAGCTGATGCAGGACATCTCCGGGGTGAGTGACCCGCTGCAGTCCGCCAACGCCACCGACCAGCCTCTCCTGGACGTGCAGATCGTCCTGAAGAACCCGGTCGACGGCCGGGTGCTGAAGCGCCTGCACATCCCGGACGCCCGGTTCTCCCTGCCCGGCTACTCGGGCCGGGTGCAGCAGAAGCTCGACTTCACTGCCGCCTTCAACAGCGACCGCGGAGAGCTGAACATCTACGACAGCTAACGGGAACGCCCGTTTGCGCGGCCCCTGCCAACTTCCCCTGGCAGGGGCCGCGGTTACCTCGCCAACAAGAACGGAGCACCATGAGTCGCCTCGCCAAGCTCACGGACCTCTTCCAGGAGGGAGAGACCGTGCCGCTGACTACCCCGTCCGGCCAGAAGATGGTCGTGTGGATCAACAAGTTGTCCCCGTTCGAGATGGAGCAGGCCAACCACGAGGGCCGTATCGCCCGCGCCCGCACCATGCTCGCCATCCGCGAGGTCGGCACCCCCGACTACGCGCTGTACCAGGCCTCCTCGCTGGCGTCCAAGCCGGACGCGCTCATCAACGACCTGATCGACGCCAAGGCCAACGAGCACCTGGTGCAGGTGATCCGGGACCTGCATTCGGACCCGGACTGGAAGGAGCGCCTGGAGACGCTGGAGTGGTCGGCGGACCAGGTGGAGGGCAAGGCCAACGACGACCCTGAGGTGGTCGCCCTGGACAAGGTGATGACCGAGTACCAGGAGGAGATGGAGTCGCGCACCGACCACCTGCGCAACGAGCTGCGGATGGAGTTGCAGGCCCTGCCGGAGGACGCCCTGCGTGAGCAGTACCTGGCGGCATACGTGGAGGCTCAGGGGTTGCGGTCGTTCACCCGCGAGCAGCAGGCCACCCAGGTGTACTACTCGCTGCGCCAGTGCGAGGCCACCGACCAGGGCGACGGCACCTACACCCACGAGAACTGCGACCACTCCAAGAAGTGGCTGACGACTCGGCGTGAGGTGGACGAGATGCCGATGAACCTCCTCCAGCAGGTGCGCGAAGCCTACGAGGCCGTGAACATGCCGCAGGACGTTGCGCGTTTCTCGGGAGGTCCGGCGAGTTCCTCCGCGTCGTCAGGGCCTTCAAGCAAGCAGGAGGGCTCGACAGCATCTGGCCAGACGGAGACGTCCGACGCGCAGGGTGGGACCTCGTAACGGCCGTTTCCGAAGGGCTGACGGTTCTCGGCTACTTCGAGATACCGGATGAGAACGAGGTGCCCCCCGAAGAGATTTGGGGCAACGACGACCGGCTCATCAAGTGGTTCGAGGACATCAAGGTGCGTCGCGCCAACCCGGATAACAGCCGCATGGAGCCGATCCCCGACATGCAGGAGAACGAGCTAACCAAGCGCTTCAATCTGGGAGGGTAGGCCGGGCGTGGCTGGGACCATCTACGACGCACTCGTCAACATCGACGTCGCGGACAACGACGCCCCCGGCCAGCTTGCCAGGATCGTCCAGCAGCTTCAGCGTGAGATTGCCTCCCTGTCCAACACCCCGGAGGTGGACCTCGGCGCGAAGCTGCTGGGCTCCCTGGGCACCGGGGTCCTGACGGCGCAGGAGGGCCTGTCCCGGCTGCGTGTGGTGGGCGCCGAACTGTCGGCGGAGATGACCCGCCTGGGCTCCCTGAACCCGGAGATGCGCACCACTGGTGTGGTCCGGGCCATCTTCGACCTGGAGCGGTTGCGTCACGAGGCTGAGGCGGTCGAGCGGACGTTCGGCCACCTGGCCCTGGCGCAGGGCGCCAGCACCCGCATCCCGCAGTCCGCCATGGAACGCCGGCTGGGCAAGCTGCCGGAGGAGGCGCGCCTGGACGCGTTGCGGCAGAACATCCAGCCGCTGCCGGAGCCGTCCCGGGCAGACACCGACCGCTTGCTCCAGCTCAGCCGGGACGCCGAAGTCCAGCGGATGGAGGCCGCCAACCGGCGCCGGGAGGAGGAGGCGTACCGGCAGGAAATCAACCAGGGCTACGACTCCCTGTCGGAGGGCCAGAAGCGCAAGGTCGAGGGCAGCACCGAGGGCCGGTTCTTCGTCGCGGACGAGCACCTCATCGCCGCCATGGAGGACGAGGGCGCCTCCCGCAAGGAGATTGCGGCCAAGCTGCGTGAAGAGGGCCGCATGGCCCAGCAGCGCGTGGTGGACGCCACCAAGTACCCGAACACCGAGAAGGGCCAGGCCCAGCTCGAGCGCGACCGTTTCTCCTCGGCCGCCTCCACCGCGGGCGCCACCGACCAGGTCGAGAGCCTGCGGGAGCGTCAGGCTCTCATTGCCCGCAAGGAGCTGGACGCCCAGGAGAAGGAGGCCAACCGGGTCGACTCCCTGGCGTCCACCCTCAGCGAGGGCGACTCCGCCAAGAGGCGGCAAGCCCAGTACAACCTGGCCATCGCCAAGGCGGACCTGGACTCGATGACCAGCAAGCGCGCTGGCACGGTGGCGGACTCCGAAATCACCAAGGCGAAACTGCGGGTCGCCAACATGGAGGTGGCGCTTGAGCAGGTGACGGCGCGCGAGTTGCGCGCCCAGCAGGACGCCGCCCGCCCGCAGGGGTTCTTCGCGTCCGCGCTCGGCCTGAACCGCGCCAGCCGGCGTGGTGGTGGTGGCGGCTTCGGCATCCCCGGCGGCGGCGGGATTGGCGGTGCCGGTGGGGGCGGCGGGGGCATCTTCTCCAACCTCATTGACGAGGCCGGGTTCGCCGCGAAGTACTACGCCCTGTACCGGGGCTTCTCCCTGATCGAGCAAACGCTCGTTGGCGTCAAGACCGCGACGGAGGAGTACACCATCGCGGTCAACAACCTGAGCATCGCTCAGGGCACCAACTACCAGACCGCCTCGCGCGCCGCGGAGGGGTACGCCCGCATCGGGTCCACCATGGCCACCGCCCCCACCACGGCCATCGAGGGCGCCACCAAGTTCACCCGGTCGTTCCGCAACGAGGACGGCAGCGTCGACCCGGGCGCGGGTCGCCTGGGCGCCACCGTGTCCTCGCTCATCAACGTGCTGGAAGGCCCGACCAAGCTCACCGAGTCCATGGACTCCCTGGTGGCCGTGACGAAGGCGTACGACCTGGGCAGCGGGGGAGCGGGCTCCGCCTACGACCGGGCCACCCGGATCGGGCAGGTGTACGGCGTCCCCACCGGCGGGGAGCTGCTGGGCGGTGTCGCGCAGATCGCAGACATCGGCAAGACCTCGGGGTTCAGCCTGGACCAGCTCATGGCCCTGGTGGCCGCGTCCATGCAGTCCACGGGCCTGACCTCCGATGCGGTGGCCGGCGACATCAAGCGGTTCCTGGGTAGCGACACCAAAACCTTGGACAGCACCCTGGGCGCCCTGGGCGGCGACACCCAGCAGAACCTGGCGAACAAGTTGGAGCAGCTCGCCGGCATCCTGCAGAAGCTGCCTGACGAGCGCCGCAACGACGTGCTGCGCTCCCTGGGTGGCTCCCGCTCCTCTGCGACCGTCATCCCGTTCATCGAGGCGCTCGGCAAGCTGGACGCCACCCAGAAGGCCGCCGCGGACCTGCCCTCGGCGGCAGACCAGGCCCAGTCCCGGCTGCGCACCTTGGGAGGGGCGTTCCAGCAACTCTCCGCCGACGTGCAGGGCCTGTTCACCGCCATATCGCAGTCCGGCGGCGGGGCGGTGTTCGGAACGCTCGTTGGCGGCCTGCACGACATCCTGGTCGCCTTCACCGAGATGGTCCGCGCGGTGGGTAGCGTGCACCCGGCGGTGCGCCTGCTGGTGACCTCCATCGCCGCCCTGGCCATCGCCGGCCGGGCCGCTGCGGCGCTGCAGGCCAGTTCCGCGGCTCAGCGTGGCGGCGCGCTGATGTCGTCCCTGTTCCCCACCCTTGGGGCTGCCGCTGGCGCGCGCGGGGCGGGCGTGGCCGCCGCGGGCGCCTCCCGTCTGCCGCAACTGGCCACCTTCGGCGCCGGTGGCGCCGCCCCCTCCCTGGCGGCCAGCGCCAGCGCCAGCGCCGCCGTCTCGATGGGCCGCCTCGGGGCCGGGATTGCGGGGGTCGCCGCGTCGGCCGGAGCCGCCGTGGTGGCCCTTGCCCCGCTGGTCGCCATCCTCGGGACCATCGCCCTCATCGGGGCCGCTTCGGACGCGGCGAACAAGGCTCAGGTGGCCGGCGAGGACGCCCTGGCCGCCAAGAAGGACGCCGACCAGGCGCGCAAGACCGGCAACGTCGAAGGGATGCGCGCCGCCGCCCAGCGTGAGCGCGACAACGCCAGCGCCATCCGCAAGTCCGGCGACGGCATCGGCGGCAAGACCCTGTACGGCATCAACGACGCCATCGGGTTCCTCACCGGGTCCGACCAGAACCTGTCCCAGCAGCGGGACGCCACCGTCAAGAAGTTGGAGGACTACGCCAAGAAGCTGGAGCGGGAGGCGCAGTCCGCTGAGGACCTGGCGACGCAGCGGGAGAAGCTGGCCCGCCAGTTCAACATGTCCGCCATCTTCGGCACGAACTACAGCGACGTGTCCGGTGGCATCAAGAAGACCATGGACCTGGGTGCCAGCCCCTCCAAGGAAGCGGACATCTTTGCCGACCTGGTCAACAAGGGGATCGGCGGGGACCCGCTGCAGCTCCAGGCGCTGGTCGGGGGTGACGGGAAGCCCGGTGCTTCGGACCTGGTCCAGGACATCCTGAGTCGCAACGCCAAGTCCACCGACCCCAAGTCCCGCACCGATGTTCTGCAGAAGGTCCGTGACGCCGAGGCGAAGCTACTGGCCGAGGCCCGCCAGCACGGCGACGCCTCCACCATCGACTCCTTCAACCAGCTCCTACAGGAAGGCAACGCGGCATACAACGACGCCCTGGTCACCGACACTGAGGCGAAGATCAACTCCATCAAGGCCTTCCAGGGCATCACCCCCGCCTCCAAGGCCCAGATCACCGCGCTGGTCCAGAACGCCATGGCCGCGGTCGGTGGCAGCGGCGACGTGGACCGGATGGCCAAGCTCATGTCGGGGGTGGACGCCTCCTTCATCACCGCCACCCGCAACCACTTCCGCACCCTGCTGGAAACCTTGAAGCGGCAGGCCGAGGCGATCAAGGTGGCCATGGCAGCCGCTGCCGCCGCCGAACACAGCATCGCCCCCGAGGGGTCCTACAACGACCGGGTCCGCAAGCACCTGGCCGGCGAATCGGTGGCCAAGGACAAGGGCCTGGACAAGATTCAGTCCGACATCGACAAGTACAACCGGGCCATCGCCACCATGGACAAGGCGAAGCCCTACGCCGCCCCCGACAACTCCTACATGACCGACAAGAAGGGCAGCGAAGGACCGTCCGCCCAGGACATCGAAATCGCCCGTTTGCAGGCCGGGGAGATTCCCGGGGACCCGCTGTCCGCGGCCTCCATCGCCATCAAGGTGGCCCGCTACCAGCTCAAGAACGCCGCGAACAAGCAGGAGTACTTCCAGGCCCTCAAGGCCCTGCACGAGGCCCAGTACGACTACGCCAAGGTGCTGCAGGAGCAAGCCAACAACGAGGCCATGCTGGCCTCCGACATCACCGACCCGGTGGCGCAGGCGCGCCTGAAGCTGGCCGCCGCACGCCGGCAACTGTCCGCCGACCAGTCCCGCGGCGCCCTCGGTGACGTCTTGGCCCAGGACCGCCTCAACGTCAAGCAGTCCCAGGCCGACGCCGAACGGGCCGCGTTCGACCAGAAGTTCAACGACGAGCGCACCAACTACGAGCTGCAACGCACGTCCCTGTCGGCGTACCTGTCCTACCTGCGTTCCCAGCACGACTACCTGACCAGCGTCAAGAACAAGACCCGCCAGCAGGTGGACGAGCTCAACCAGGTCGACCAGGCGCTGAAGTCCCTCACTGACGGGCTGCAGGGCCAGTTCAACCTGGGCGACATCCGCATCCCCGCCCCGTACGAGGTGCGCCGCGCCATGGCCGGCGGAGGCAACTACGCCTCCTCCCAGTCCACGTCCTACGTCACCATCACCATCAACGGCAACGACACCGCTGCCATGGTCAAGGTGCTGGCCGACCATATGGGCCAGCCCATCCTGCAGACCGCCGGCTCCGCCCCGCGCAAGGTGTGACAACGCTAGTTTGATAGCCGCCAACCGGGGTCGATGAGTCGGCCATGGCAGACGCATCACACTTCTACGGCAAGTTCGCAATGCATGCCTTCGACGGCTCCGCGGACCTGAACGCGGGAACCCTGGTGGCGCTGCTGCTCACCTCCGCGTACACGTTCGACCAGGACGCGCACGAGTACATCAGCAACCTGACCGGGGAACTCACCGACGCCTCCTACCACCGGGTGACGTTGTCGGGGGTCACGTTCGCCTACGACGGCAGCACCAACACGGTGAAGTTCACTTGCACCCCGTTCACGTTCCCGCTGCTGAACGGGACGTGGCGCCACATCGTGTTCGCCATCTCCACCGGCACCGACTCCACCAGCCCCCTGGTCAAGTGCACCACCCACGACGTCGACAAGGTCAGCTCGGGCGCGGACGTGATGATTACGCCGCACATCAACGGGCTCGGCACGGCCACGGCGGCCTGAGGAGTAGACGATGAGCGCCACCTACACCGACGCGGAGCGCAACTTCCTGGCCGACCAGGAGGCAGCCCGCATCGCCGCCCTGTCGCTGCACACCGCCAGCCCTGGCGTCACCGGCGCCAGCGAGGCGACCGGCGGCTCGCCGGCATACGCCCGCAAGGCGGTCACGTTCAACGCGGCCGGCACCGACGGCCCGTTGGGCGCCACCCGCCAGCCGGCCACCGTCGGCAAGGCGTGGAGCACCGAGGTCACGTTCGACCTGCCGGCCGGCACGTACACCGACGCCGGCTGCTGGTCCGCGCTCACGGCGGGCACGTTCCGCTGCTCCAACCTGCTGTCGGCCACCCAGACGCTGTCGGCGCAGGGCCAGGTCAAGGTGTCCATCGCTGTTGGCCCGGTCGCGGGAGGGTAGCCATGGCGCTGCTGTTCATGGACGGCTTCGACGCCGGGGATTACGCGAGCAAGTACGCGTTCTCCGGCACCCCCTCCGTGGGAGCCGGACGGTTTGGTGGCAGCGGACTGACGCTAGGGAGCGTGAACTACGGCGTCAAGAAGGCCATTGCTCCGTCCGCGCAGTTGTTCTGCGGCTTCGCCCTCACGACCAGTCAAACCTCTGCCGTGGCAACCAATGCCTCCACCGTCCTCATGCTGTGGGGGGACAACGGGACGATCGAGCACCTGCGCGTCGGCTCCGGTGGCGGGCAGGTTTGGCTCGGTCGCGCGGGCACCACGCTGGTGACCGTCGCCAACCCCTACGGGGAGACGGCGAACAACTGGCAGTACTGGGAGGTGTCGGCCACCGTCGCCGACAGCGGCGGCACCTGCGTGATCCGGATCAACGGCACCGAGGTCATCAACTTCACCGGCGATACCCGCAACGCTGGCACCAGCACGAACATCGACGCGGTGCAGTTGTGGCGCGGGACTTCGACTACCCAGACGACGTTCGACGATGTCTACATCTGCGACGCCACCGGGACCACCAACAACACCTTCCTGGGGGACGTGCGGGTGCAGACCCTGACCCCCAGCGCGGCTGGCTCCTCCACCCAGTGGGCGCCCACG